ATTCGGAGGACAAAGCGGAGGGGTCCTTGTTCCTTTTGAATCTGCTTACCCGGATTCGGCTGGCATTTCTACGCGACGGGAGCATTCAGAACCGCTATTTGCTGAAAATGCCCCTTGAAATGATTATCTACCCGGATAATACGGCCCCGTACTATTTGGGGGAAATCATGTCGGAATGGACGTTGCCGACGATCAACACAGAATGCGGGATTCCGGGGCCGTATCTGGAAAACAGAACACCAACAGTTGAAAGTGAGGTTGAACAAAGATGGTAGAATTCAAAACCGGCATGAAAAAGGAAGAGTTGCTGGACGTTGCCGCCGCAAACGGTATCGCCGCCGATGACAGCATGACGAAAACGCAGATCATTGAGGCTCTGAACGCCCACAACGCGAAGGAAACCGCCGGGAAGCCCGCAGAGGGGGCCACGGCGGGCGCAGAGAACGCCGCGGGCGGCGAAGGGGGCGGAGATACCAGCCACGGCGAGAAGCCCGCAGAACGGCCCACAGAGGGCGAAGAGGACACCGGCGGGAGCGGGACCGGCGACGGCGGCGGAGAACAGCCCGCGGAGGAAGCCACAGAGGGCGCAGGAAGAGGGGAAGAGGGCGGGGAGGATAACAGCACCACCCCCGGCGAAAAGCCCGCAGAACAGCCCGCAGAGGACGCGGAGGGCTACGACACGTTCGTTTATGTCGGCCCGTCCATTCCCCGCGGGCGGCTGAAAGAAAACGCCGTGTTCCGCGGGACGCTTTCGGACGTGCTGGCGTATTTGGCGGACGCGGTGGAGCAGTACCCGCAAATTCCCCGGCTGATTGTGCCGACAAACCGGCTGGCGGCATTTTCCGTCAAGGTCAAGACCCCCGGTAATATCGCGCACAAGTATTATTCCGACATTGCTTCCGCAATTCGGAGAGGTAAGGAGGTATAACCGTGGCTAACTATTATCACGGCGTATCGACACGACAGGTTGACACGTCCGTTTCGACCCCTGTTGAAGCGGATTCCGGCGTTCCTTTCGTTGTCGGAGCCGCGCCGGTACATACCGTCGGCGGGACGGTGAACGAACCTGTCATGTGCTACACCTACGCGGAAGCCGTTTCCGCTTTTGGGTTTAGCGACGATTGGGAAAAATACCCGCTTTGCGAAATGATCTATTCGCAATTCCAGCTTTACGGCGTTGCGCCCGTGGTCCTTGTCAACGTTCTGGACCCCGCGAAGCACAAAAAAGCCGTTGCCGAACAGAAATACCCCGTCACCGACGGCAAGGTTTATCTTCCGCTGGAAGCGATTCAGGCCAGCGTAACGGTAAAGAACAACGCCGCGGCGGAGGGACAGCCGGGCAACTACACCGCCGGGACCGATTACGACACCCTGTACGACGGGGAAAACCTGATCGTCGAAGTGCTGGAGGGCGGAGCAATCCCGGCGAACGCGGGAGAACTGACAATTTCTTTCAATGCGGTGGACCCCGCCGCCGTGACAAAGAAAGAGATCATCGGCGGATTTGACCCGAACACAAAGACGAATTCCGGGCTTGAACTGCTGGATTCCGTCTTTCCGAAATACGGCATTGTCGCCGATTTGGTGCTTGCCCCCGGCTGGTCCCACGATTCGGAGGTTGCCGCGATCATGTCGGCAAAAGTACAGTCTATCAACGGCGTTTTCGAGGGGAAAGCCCTTTGCGACATTGACACAAACGACGTTCGGCATTACGCCGACGCGCCCGCGTGGAAAAAGGCAAAGAACATCAATTCAAAATATCAGCTTATCTGCTGGCCGCTCTTCAAGCTTGGGGAGCGGGTTTTTCATGCTTCCGTACAGGCGGCGGGCCGAATGGGGTTGACCGATTCGGACAACGGCGGTTGCCCGGCGGAAAGCCCGTCGAACAAGCTTTTGCAGATGGACAGCGCGGTTCTTGCCGACGGTACGGTTGTTCTGCTGGACCTCCAGCAAGCTAACTACCTGAACAGCAACGGCATTATTACCGCGCTGAACTTCATCGGCGGTTATGTCCTTTGGGGCGACGAAACGGCCTGTTTCCCGGCTGACACAGACGTAAAGAATTATTTCATTTGCGTTTCCCGTATGTTCGGCTGGGTTGCAAATTCCCTGATCTTGACCTATTGGAGCAAGGTTGACAAGAAAATGACCCGGCGGCTGATCGACAGTATCGTTGATTCCGTGAATATCTGGCTGAACGGCCTTGTTGCGGAAGAGAAATTGCTGGGTTGGCGGGTTGAATTCCGGGAAGAGGAAAACCCCGTTACTTCCCTGATGGCGGGCAAGGCGACGTTCCATATCTTCCTGACCCCGCCCAGCCCCATGCGTGAATGTGAGTTTGTGCTGGAATACGACGTGGAGTACGTTTCCGCGGCGTTGACGGCGTAAGGAGGGACAAAACGTGAAAGTTGAAAACGGCGTAACCAATTTTGCCGTGTATGAGGACGCGACGGAGTTTTACGGAATGGCGGAAGTGTCGTTGCCGGAAATTTCCTCCATCACGGAGGAAGTCAAAGGCGCGGGAATTTCCGGCACGTTCAACGGTGCGTTCGTGGGACACATCGAAGCAATGACCCTGACGCTGAATTTCCGTTCGGTGACGACGGACGCAATCAAGCTGCTGGAACCGCGCAATCACCAGATCGACCTCCGCGCTTCCCAGCAGTTATGGAACAGCGCCGCAGGGAAATTCGAGCAAACGAAAGTCAAGCACATTCTGATGGTGACACCGACGAAGTTTGCCCCCGGAAAGCTGGCCCCCGCGTCGCCCGCGGAAGCGTCCGGCGAATATGCGGTGACATATTTTGCCACCTACATCGACGGCGTGAAGAAGCTGGAAATCGACATTCTGAATTTTATCTTCTTTGTGAACGGCGTTGATTATTTGGAGGACGTGCGAAAGGCGCTGGGCAAGTAAGGGCAGACCCCCGGCGGGCATGACCCGCCGGGGTTTTATCTCTTTTCTACATTTCAAAATTTGAAAACAAACGGAGGAATTGAACCATGAGCGACAAGGTAAAAAACATTGCTGAAATCGGCGCAGAGAACCCCACAGGCGCGGCGGAAGCCCCGGCCCCTGATACTATCCCGGCGGCAGTCGAAAGCCCCGTAAAGGCCGCGGAGAGCGAGGACGTGAGCGTTTACAAGCACACATTCGCAAAGCCGTTCGAGTACGAGGGCAAGACCTATCAGGAATTGACCTTTGATTTCGGGCGGCTGAAAGGCCGGGACATGGTGGCGATTGAAAACGAAATGCAGAGCATGAGCGAATACGCCCTTGCGCCGGAAATCTCCACCAGTTTCCAGAGCAAGATGGCGGCGCGTGCCGCGGGTATCGGAAGCGACGTGCTGGAAGCTATGCCCCTGAAAGATTTTAACAAGATCACGGGGGCCGCGCGCCGTTTTTTGCTGGATTCGGGCTATTAAAGCAGAACCCCGCACAATGGTGGCGGCGTGAAGCTTATAAAATGGCGCAAGCGTCCTTTACCGGCGTTCCCTTTTGGCTGAACATGACCGTTTCGGAATTTGCCTTGTGGATAAAGGACGCAAACGCCGTTGAAAAAGAACGGAAGCAAAAGAAAGGCGGGTGACGGTTTGGCAAACAGAAAAGAGTATGAACTACTCTTCAAGTTGCAAGCGTCTTTGGGCGGAAACTTTAACGCGTCGTTTCAAAATGCGATCAACACCACGCGACAGCTTCAAAACACAATGCAGAAGCTTAATTCTACCGCAGGAAAGATCGACGCGTTCAAAAAGCAAACGACCGCCCTTGAATCAAACCGTCAAAAGCTGGAACGGCTGACCGCGGAACATGACCGTTTGCAACAGGAAATGAACCAAACGGAACAGCCGTCGGAAAAATTGCGGGCCGCTATGGAGCGGAACGAACGGCAGATTGCCGACACAACCGCAAAGATCGAAGCGCAGGAAGCCAGATTGCGGACGCTGGGCGACGAACTTTCCGACGCGGGCGTTGATACGGAACGTTTAGCGCAGGAAAACGAACGATTAGCGAAAAGTTATGACCGGCTGAAAAGCGGTCAAGAGGAATTGGCGCGGCTGAATTCCGCAATTCAGCAGAACAACGAAGCAATTTCAAAGACTAAAACGCAACTTGGCGGGGTGATCGGTACAGCGGCGGCGCTGGGCGCGGCCCTGTACGCCGGACCGGTTAAAAAAGCCGCGGAGTTTGAAGCGCAAATGTCAACCGTTCAAGCTATTTCCGGGGCCACCGGGGACGACTTGGCGAAACTGTCCGCCCTTGCAAAAGAGATGGGCGCGACGACACAGTTTACCGCCGTCGAATCCGGGAAAGCCCTTGAATATATGGCTATGGCGGGCTGGAAAACGAATCAGATGATCGGCGGATTGCCGGGCATTATGAATCTTGCCGCCGCTTCCGGGGAAGATTTGGGGTCCGTTTCTGACATTGTGACGGACGCTTTGACCGCGTTTAGAATGAGCGCGGAGGACGCGGGCCGGTTCGCCGACGTGCTGGCGCAAGCGTCAAGCAATGCGAATACAAACGTCGGAATGATGGGCGCAACCTTCCAAAAGGTTGCGCCCGTTGCCGGCGCTTTAGGGTATTCCGTAGAAGATATGTCGCTGGCAATCGGCCTTATGGCGAACGCGTCAATCAAAGCGGACGTTGCGGGAACTTCCCTGAAAACGTCCCTTGCGAACATGGCGAAGCCGACAAAGCAAATGCAAACCTATATGGACCGGTACGGAATCAGCCTGACCCGTTCCGACGGGTCAATGAAAACGTTCCGTGAAGTAGTGGACAATTTGCGCGGCAGTTTGGGCGGTTTGTCTGAAGCTGAACAGGTGGCG